AGAAGTTTTGCGGCGCACATGGCGCTTAACGACTTTTATCATGAGATTATCGAGCAAGCGGACGGCATTACAGAGGCGTATCAGGGCAGCTATCAGCTCCTTAAAGACCTTGAGATTATCGGCAGTAAAAATGTCGATAATATTGAAGACTTCTTAAAGAAACAAGTGACGTGGATTGATGAAAACCGCTATAAAGTCTGCGGTAAAGATGACACGCCAATTCAAAACTTGATTGATGGTATTATGGAAACCTATTTTACCGTTCTTTATAAACTTAGATTCTTGAAGTGAGGTCGAGATGCCCGACGAAGCCTGCCGTTTAGCTAAAGTAGAACAGCGCATTGATGCACTAGAAGAAGTGTTTGAAGACAGAGGGAAAAAGCTAGACGCTATCATAGCCGCGCTTGACGAAATGAAAACCGAGCAAACGCGTTACAAAGGCTTTATTGGAGGCATCGTATTTACCGTTGGAGCGATATTTTCTTTTATTGCTTGGTGGTCGGGTAAATAATGGAATTCCTACAGTTTGCCACGGACGTAGGATTTCCTATCGCGGCGGCGACTGGCGGAATGTATTTTGTCTACTTGACGCAGAAATTCTTGCTCGATAGTGTGCTTGAGAAGATTAAAAGTCTAATTGGCATCATCAAGCAACTTGATAAACGTGTTACAGCCATGTCGCAAGACATTACTCGAATTGATGATTTGGCGTCAACGGCGCTTAACATACCGCAAGAAAAAGACAGACCACCTCCTGCTGAGAGGAAAGACTAATGGACGCTGATGCAATCGCTAAATATATTAATCAGTATGGATTCCCAATTATCGCTGCTGGCGGTATGGGTTATATTGTCTACTTTGTATGGCTTTGGGCAACCACCGTCGTAAAACCTATTCTGCAAGAAGCCACCGACGCGCTAATTGAGCTAATCGACCAAGTACGGGTGCTAGATAACGACATGATAAGACTGACGCAAAAACTGACCACTATTCTATTGCTACGGGAAAAGAAATGAAGATAGGTGAAAAAGGGTTAGCCCTAATTAAAGAATTTGAAGGTTGTAAGCTGCAAAGCTATAAATGCCCAGCAGGTGTTTGGACGATTGGCATAGGCTCAACGCGCTACGCTGATGGCAGTCCAGTGAAAGCAAATCAAGCGCTGCCAGCAGAAGCGGCGGCTATGCAGCTATTAGCGCATACGGTAGGCGCGTATGAACATACGGTTAACGCTATTGGTGTGCCGCTTACGCAAAACCAGTTTGACGCGCTTGTTAGCCTCTGCTATAACATTGGCAGCGGGAATTTAATTTCGTCAACGCTTGTTAAGATGTTAAAAGCAAACAATGATAAAGCAGAAGTAGCAAAGCAGTTTTTAAGATGGAACAAGGCCGCCGGTAAAGAATTAGCCGGCTTAACGCGACGCAGAAATGCCGAAGCAGAATTATTTTTAGGACACGATGATGAATAACCCATTTAAAGACTTAGTAGACCACGTCAGCCACGTTGTAGAAAGTGTGGCTGAGGTTGCAGAGGAAGTGGTAGAACATCCAGTTGAAGCTGTTATTGATATTATTGATGTAGTTTCTTAAGCAAGTATTTCTTCACGTTCACGGTTAGCGCGGAGTATGCAGTAGCGCTGATGCAAACGTACCAAAATAGAGCGTCTACGTTTACCGTGACGCTCTGACTCAATCATCCCCTGTAATTCATCTTCTGTGTAATTATTCAAATTAAAGAAGATGTCGCGCCATGTTAAGTTGTTCATTTTAATTCCTCTAAAGCAATATCTGAAATTGCGCGTTTGTCATGCAGACTTGCGAATATGCGCTCGTCTACGGTTTTGTCTGTTAGCAGTACATAGCAATATACGGCGTTCTTTTGTCCACTACGGTGCAATCGTCCAATGGTCTGCTCATATCTATCAAGTGACCAAGGAAGCGACAGGAACACCATTTTACTGCCGCCAAATTGAAGGTTAAGCCCATGCCCTGCTGATTTAGGGTGGACGAGTAGCAATTCTACTCGCCCTGCGTTCCATGACGAGATAACGCCTTGCTTATCGATTGTTTGCGCGTTAGAGTATCGGCGTTTAAGTTCTTCAAGCTCTGCTTGAAAGTTGTACACGATAATCGTATTGGCGTGTTGGTTTTCTGCCAGTATTTCATCAAGCCGGTCAAACTTGTGACGCGAGAACCATGCAGCAGGATGCCCTTCAATGTAGGAAAACCCGCTTGCCATTTGTTGTAGCTTGTTTACCACCACAGCGGCGTTAACCGCTGTGATTTCCTTACCGTCGTAATACACCACAAAGTCTTTCTTCATCTCACCATATTGCTTCATGTCCATCGCGCATTTAACCTGCACAACGTTAAGCGGGGGCAAAGTGTCCATATACTCTTGCGTGTCGATAAGATACGTTGCGGGCTTAATTACCGCCATCACGTCACGCAGTGAAGTGGACTTAGCTACCCATTCACCAAAGTCTTTGTTAAGAAGCACAAAATACGTTTGAAGAAAGGCGGTCTTAGATTTTCCAAGTAGCGCTGTGTCCACTATCTTGCATTGCCCAAATACGTCTTCAAGTCCGTTACTGGTGAATGAGCCAGTAAGACCCCATTTAATTTTAAAATCCTTAATGCGGGCAAACAACGCTTTAAAACGTTTACCTGATGGGTTCTTTAAAACAGTCAACTCGTCAAACACCACGCCGTCAAAGTCAGGCAATGGCGGTAGCGTTTGCAGCGTATCGTAATTAGTCACCACTACCTGTGACGGCGCGTCGAATGCTGTCAATCTTTGCGCTAACGAGCCAACGGCTATAGATATCGTAAGATTTGGCGCCCACTTGGTCGGCTCTATCGTCCATACGTCCGTGCAAACACGCTTTGGCGCTATCACTAAGAACCGGCGTACTCTGCCCGTGTCGAGCGCCTCCTTCATGGCGGTTAGCGTTATCGCTGTTTTGCCTGCCCCCACTGGGGCAAGAATCATGCCCTTGTCTATTTGGCTCAAAAAGGCAACAGCTTCTATCTGGTTGGGTCTTAGCATTAATAAATTTCCATCTTAAGTACGCCGTTTGAGGGTGGTCTGCCATCATTGGAATGGTGCAGCAAGGGGTATAGCATATCCATACCCCCTTCATTGTTTTGAGCTTTGGCTTCATCTATCCCGCCAAGGTAACACAAAGTCGCTAACCTTCAGGGGGATAAACGGTACCGTATCTAGCCACTTAAGCAAATTCATGTAGTTTTCCATATCTTCGCCACGAAGGCCTTTAATGGTTGGGTCTTGGTCAACAGGGCCACTTTTAAACGCATACATTAGAAATTCTCCAATTTGATTAATCTGTCTAAATACCATCTTGCTTTGCGTAAATCTTCAACCCCGCCTTTATCTCTAAAGCGCCATTGATACTTAAAAACATTACCGCGCAGATACCCACGAAACTCATCTTGCGTAAGCATTGCTTCCATCGCGTCGATGCACTGCATCTTGTCGCCTTGATAATGCGCTGGCGCGTTTACGCTATCGCTTTCATGTACACTGTCACCTCTTAACATACTGTTACCTCCTATTTCTATCTGGTAAGTTGTTTGCCTATCGTTCCACATTCTTAATAATTCTTCAAACCAATCTTCATCGCAAACGTGTACATTTGACATAATGTCATTTAGCTGGTCTTCGTTTAACAATCCCATAAATTTTTACCTATCTGTTAGCGTTAAAAAATTGTTCCGCAAAACTTTGCGGACACAACGACCGAAAACTCATATCGTCATTAACCAAATCTGCAAATTTTAAAAATTCTGGTATGTCGTATATTGCTGACTTATGTAGAAAAGCTAAAGACGGTTTACCTCTATTTGGTCTAACGTATAAATTGTCATTTTTTTCTACGGTATCCCAAATATATAGCTTTGCGGGGGCGTTAAAACTTCCCCATAGCGCAGTCTTTTTAGTCCAAGGTGAGCCGTATTCATACGGCTGATATGTTAATTTTGGCGCACCTAAAAACTCTTTAAGTCTACCTGTTGCAGGGTTTTCTATTACCCAAAATACAGGATTGCGCTGCTTTATAATTCTAAGGCAATGGTTGACTAAAAACATTCCTTCTTCAACGTCACCATCACCTAAGTTATTTGCCCATTTAGCAAAACTAAATTCGGTACACACAGGATTGGCAATAACACCATAGACATTTTCTGGCGGATTGTAATTTTCAACACCTATATCTTTCCCTATTTTGATAACTTCATAGTCATTGTGATTAGCATAAAACCAACTGTCAGAGCCAATATCCGCGCAAAGGTGCAAAATTACTTTTTTTAGCATAATGTCATCTCCCAACGTTTAGGCACTAAGTAGTGCGTTCTTAAAAAATCCATAAAATGCTCGTTGCGACGTTTACCCATTGGGCGTTTAGGTTTAGCTCTAATTTCTTCATCGCGGGTTCTTTTAGCAAGCAATTTAGTGCAATTCTGTTCTAATAAACTTTTACGAAAATACGCTCTTGAATACCCGTTCTCTATTCTGCGGGTAAACGGTTCTCCACGCATAAGCGCAGACACGCTAGGGTAGCGCAAATCGTTTTCATCACAGAAATCAATCATGGTCATCTCGTCTTCAGACACCTTAATGACTTTAATGTTGCGGATGCGCAGATTAGATGGGTTGTCATCTAAATACTCTACTGCGTCGGTATGCGCAGGGTAATAGCCGTAGGCTAACAACACGGCAACTTTCCACGCTAAAAAGTTAGAGTGCAAGCCACTTTTCTTAACGTTAATCGTAGCGTTTTTGTTTTTCCAGTTAAGCGCCGCGGGCGTTGTTGCGCCCCCTTTGTAAAAGTGACCTGTTGTGCTGTTGTACTTTACCGCTTCTCTTACTATATCTAAATCTTTGTCATTCATGTCCGCTCACCACGTCAAAAAATTGTAGTCTGTCATTCATTGTTAAATTGTTTAACACCTTATACAGCTTTCTTGTTTCACCGTTATGTTGACGTATCAAGCGCCGGCATCTAGCCCGGAAGCGTTGCTCGTTTAGCTCATTAATAAGTCCGAG